TTTGTTCTTCACTATGATAGCTGAACAATTAAATGAGTTAGGGCAAGAATTTTGTTTTACTGGTATTACTGGAAAAGAACTTTCTATACCATATACAGATGTAGTAGTAAAACATATGTTTTGGAAGCCTATACAAAAAACAATGTTTGATATAGATTCTACTACTAAATTAGATACATTCCAATTAAACCAAATAATTAATGTATTTATAAAGTTCTTTGGTGATAAAGGAATAATAGTAGAATTTCCTTCTGAAGAAAGTTATAATAAAAATAATTTTGATAATTAAACAATATAATATATTTGGTTCAATAGATGAAGTAGAATTTATTGATAATGAATATAAAACTAAACTAAAAGAAATGAGCTACCATAACACAACACAAGAAGCAAAAGAAACTTTACATTTGCTTACTGAAAAAGCTAGTAAACAAGATGATATTATTAAGAAGTTTTTTAAATCTAATCCAGATGCAGAAGTAATAGCTTCGGAACTTTGGGTAAACTTTTTCGATGTCTATAACACACCATTAACAAGTGTTAGAAGGTCTTTAAACACTTTAAAGAATAGTGGAGTAATAAAGCAAGTTTTAGAAGAAGATGGAACACCTAAAAAAAAGAAGTGCGAATTGTACGGAAGAAAAGTATTTATTTATAAATTAGCGAAATAATGAATTATTGGAGTATAGTAGGACTTGAAAGAACAAAAGCAACACCTAAACAAAAAGAACAAAATTTAATATTAAAAGTTTGTGAAATGTATGATGTTACACTGGAAAACTTAACAAGTAAAACAAGATTAAGGCAAGTAGTAGAGGCTAGATATATTTTATTTTATATATTACACAAAATACAAAGAAGGACCAGTACGGAAGTAGGTAATTTATTTAGTAGAGACCATGCAACAGTTTTACATGGTTGTAATACAATTGCAGGATTTATAGAATTTGATAAGAATTTTGAAGAAAAAATAAGTAAATTAATAAATGAAAATAAATATAATTTAAAATAAATAACTATGGAATTAAAAGGAAAATTAGAACAAAAATTAACAGTAGAAAAAGGAACTTCAAAAGCTGGTAAGGAATGGCAAAAACAAACTATTGTAATTAACAATGGAGACCAATACAATCCTAATACAGCAATTAGTTTTTTTGGTGAGGATAAAGTAAAAGTTTTATCTGGTTTTAATGTAGGTCAAGAAGTGGCTGTACATATTAACTTATCTAGTAAAGAATTTAATGGTAAATGGTACAATCAAATAGATGGATGGAAAATTGATTTAGTAGGTTCTGCTAGTGTTGATCCAGCTTTAAATAGTAGTGATGATGAAACAGATGATTTACCTTTCTGATAACTAATTAAACTACCATCTAAAGTATTATAGCAATTAAGCGAGTTCTTTTTTTATCGGTTATTTAAAGAATAATTAATACTTTATTTGGTGGTTAATGTAATTTTATTATCTTTGTAATAAGAATAAAACGAATTGCAGTCGTTAAAATTCAAACACATTTAAAACCTTTAATGGGGAGTTGCTGCAATCAACGAACCGTTAAAGGTTTTTTTATTTTATAACATTTTATATGATTTACAAATTTGAAAGCAAAGGGAATAGTTCTAAAGAGCTTGAAGTTGAACAAAACGATGGCAAAACTGCTGTAGTTAGGATTATTAATAATGAATCTGGAGAATATTCAAGTTTCCAATTAGATAGTGTTCAAGTGTATAATTTGATAGGTGCTTTACATTCTATTCAGACAAAAATTAAAAACTTTAAAGAAGATTAATTATGGCTGAAAAAGACACAAAAAGAAAAGCTTTTAACTTTTTAAGAAGCTATTTCGATGTATTGAACGAATTAAAAGATGATAGTGATAAGTTAGATTTTTTATTATCAATTATTAATAAACAATTTTTAGATGAAGATCCAAAAGGTTTAGGTTTTGTCGCTAAGTTGTGTTATGAAAGTCAAAGACACTCTATAGAATCTAGTGTAAAAGGCTGGGTTAGAGTTGCTAAGACTGATTTAAAAGGTAACCCCTTGACTAACCCCCCGACTAACCCCTTGACTAACCCCCAAGAAGTAGAAGAAGAAGTAGAAGAAGAAGTAGAAGAAGAAAAAATATTAGATTTTGAAAAATTTACTTCTTGGTTTAATACTAGAAGAACACAATATTTAGAAATACCTTCTAATATAAAAAGATTAACTTATTCAGAGAAAACTACATTAGGTTTATTAAAAGCTGATTATTCTAAAGAAGATTTTGAATTAGCAATGTATAACTTGTGTAATGATCAATGGACTTGTGAAAATAAACAAGTTCTTTGTAGTTACTTCTTACAAATTAAAATATTTAATAAATTCCTATCTGCTGAAAAGAAACCAATGTTAACTAAGAAGCAAAGAATTAATAGGGGGTGGAAATCATGATAACTAACCAAAACGAAATAAACACTTACCTTCAAGCTTATCATAATGGAGATATAGCAAAAGGTTTAGATACTGGATTAATTAAACTAGATGATTCTTTAAGATATAAAACTGGTCAACTAACTATTATAAACGGTTTAGATAATGTTGGTAAAACTATTTGGATTCTTTGGTATTATTTAACACTATCAGTAAGACATAATAAAAAATGGATTATTTATAGTGGAGAAAATAAAGCTGGTCAATTAGTAAGGCAATTAATACAATTTTATACTGGCCAAAGGTTGCAAAATATGGAACTATCAGAAGTTTTCAGAGTAGAATTAATTATTAAAGAATGGTTTACTTTTATATCTAATGAAAAACAATATGAATCTAAAGAACTATTTAAAATGTTTGCAGATAGTGAAGCTGAAGGTTGTTTAATTGATCCATTTACCGGAATGAAAAGAGAATATACACACGCTGCAAATTATGACTTTCTAAACGAATCTAGGGAGTTTTGCAATGTAACAGATAAAAGTGTTTATGTAAATACCCATGTAGTAAGTGAAGCAGCTAGAAGAACGTATAGTGAAGGACATGAATACTCTGGTTATCCTTATCCACCAAGTAAATCACAGTCTGAAGGTGGCCAACCTTTTGGTAATAGAACTGATGATTTTTTAACTATACATCGTTTAGTAGGGCATCCAATAAGAAACTTTATAACAGAAGTTTATGTAAGGAAAGTAAAAGATACTGAAACTGGTGGAAAGGTAACACCAATAGAAGAACCTTTAGATTTTGAATTTAATAGTGGTTTAGGGTTTACAATGGATGGACAAAATATATTGAACCAAACTAAACAACCAGACAACCAATTAAAACCTTTACCACTAAGTACTAATTTTGATGAAGCACCTTTTTAATTATGAAAAATAAAGCAATAGATAAATATAAATTAACTGTTATTTTAGCTAAAACTTTTATAGATGGTCAATTAGAATTATATAAAATAGAGTTTGCAAATACTTCAAATAATAAATATTTAGAGGTAATGAACAAATTAAATGATACTTTTAAGTTAATTTGTAATATGGATTTTGAAATAAAAAGACTATCAAAAGAATGTATTAGATTAACTAAAGAGAATAAAGAACTAAAGAAATGATATATTTGCTAATGCTAAAGACTATGTTTAGATTTTTAACGAATAAATAACGATGAATTATGATAGTGACTGAAAAAGATGGAGAAATACGAAATTGGATTAACAAAAATAAAGATAAGCACAAATGGGTAACACATACAATGCTTGATTTATACGCTAAACATTACCACCAAGAGCAAGTTAAAAAATTAAATATAGACGATGTTAGCAAATGCGATAATCCGCATTGTTTAGACGGAGTTTTTAGGCGTAGTTTTTTTGATGAGTTTAACTACCCTTTAAGCGAAGTACAAAGAAAATGGTTAAGAAGAACCGTTACCGTATTTTTTAGTTTATTAATAATGCCAATAGGTGCTATTATTGGACTTTGTGAAATGACAAGTGACTGGTACAAGAGATGTTGGTAAAATTACGCCTAATGAGTGAGTGTATGTTGCGAATGAGTGCAACGAAATTTGAAACATAAACCTTGTTAGCATTTGTAGCGGATTGATAACTAAAAAAGATAGAAAAAATGAAAGACTTAGAATATTTAACAATAACAACTGAATACGGTGCTTTTGATTTACCGAAAGATATGCCGATACCACAAAAAGGAGATAATGTATTTTTACCAAACGCAGGAACAGCAGTTGTTGATTACACAAACTACCATATAAGTGCCGATGGTAAATTGTTTATGATTAGCATTTTTGCAGAAAAAGCATAGCTATTAATGCTAACGAATTAAATAAGGATAGTATGGATAGAAAAGAAGAAATTAAACAAATAGCCTACGACTTTACAACAAGCAAAGAAGATTGTAAAAAGTTAGAAAACAGAATATTATCTTTATTTGGTGTTATTAGTAGTGCAAGTGAATTAGCACAAGAGTTTAAAGAATATACAGAAAAACTACTACTAAGCAAAAAAGATACAACAGACTTTTTAATAAGAACTGGTATAATAGATAAGAACGGAGATTTGACAGAACATTATAAATAGCAAGACGACTTGCATTACTTATAACGGTTTGAATAAGGGGCGTTTTTAAATGCCCTTTATTTGTTGTTATATGCTTTTATTTTTGAGCGTTGGAAAAATATTTTTAAAATTTCTTTGCATATCTATTGTATATATAAAATATATATGTATATTTGTTGTATAGAAATTTAAAAACAGACAAAAATGAAGATTCAAGCAAAAGATTTAAAAGTAGGACAAGACGTAAAATTTGGCAATCACTGGGTAAAAGTTGAAAAACTAATTGAAGGAACTCAAAAAAATGGAAAAGGTTTTGTTCAAGTATGCGGAACAGTTTACGAAGGTAAAATAAGAAGTTCATACGGAAACAGAAAAGTTGAATCTCATTACAGCGATTATAACTGCCCTAAATTAGAAACCTCAGTAACTGTGAGATAATGAAAAAGAAACTAATTGAAATACCAGCCGAGTTATTTGAGAAAATAGCTCGGTTGGCTTCTGAAAACGACAGAAGTGTAAACAAAGAAATTAACCACTTGCTTAAAAGTGCGGTTGGTAAAAAATAATTGCATATAACGATTAGTATAAGAAACGTGGCTTTTTTGCCATGTTATTTATACCGTGTTAGCATTAGTATGGGATTAATAGTAAAAATTTAAAAGATATGAATGTAGTAAGTTATTTTGACGGTGGTAGTTGTGGGCAAATTGCCTTAGATGAATTAAATATAAAAGTTGATAATTATTTTGCTTTTGAAATTAAACCACACGCAATAAAATTGACACAAACAAACTACCCAAACACAAAACAAATGGGTAGCGTTTTAGATGTTGACTTTAATAAATTACCTAAAATAGATTTATTGATAGGCGGTAGCCCTTGTCAAAGTTTTAGTATTGCTGGAGATGGTAGTGGTTTTGGTGGTAAGAGTGGATTGTTTTGGGAATTTGTAAAAGCAAAAGAAATTTTAAAACCTAAGTACTTTTTTTTGGAAAATGTTAAAATGAAAAAAGAGTGGGAGCAGGTTATAACTAATGCTTTAGGTGTTGAGCCTATTTCAATAAACAGTAAATTATTTACTGCACAAAATAGACCGAGATTGTATTGGACAAATATACCTTTTGATGAAAACATAATTGATAAAGAGGTTTATTTGAAAGATGTATTAGACTTAGAAACTACCGAACCGTTGAAAAATGGAATTGATAGAATTAAGGTTATTGAAAAAGTAAGTGTTAGAAAATATAATGTAGATATTGAAGGTCTTAAAACACTATTAAAAGGCAGTAAGAATAAAACAATAAGAGAGATTGCAACAGAACTAAACGAAAAGAAAACAACGGTTGAACATTGGTTTAGAAGCGATAAATGTTTTTCAATACCTGAGCCAAGTGTATGGTATGAACTAAAAAAATGCTTAAACATAACGGAAACTAAATTTGATAAACCTATTTGTGAATTTATAGAAAAGGACAACGTTTTTGATATGAGTAATAGAGTTTATAAAATAAATGGAAAAGCACCAACATTAACAGCAAGTAATAAAAAAGTTAAAGTTATTGATGACAGCGGAAACGTAACGCTACTTAATAGAACACACTTTGAAAAATTACAAAATATGCCGATAGGATATACTGATTGCTTAACCGAAAACCAAGCAATGAATATTATTGGCGATGGTTGGACTGTGAATGTTATTAAACACTTTTTTAAAGCACTAAAGTAATATTAATGCTAACAAGCGGCTAAACAACATTACAAATTTATAACTAATAACCATTTGTTTATCAGTACTATAGTAAAATTATGTATAACTTTAAATTTATTAATCACTTATAAAAATGTAACTAATGAGAACTTGCAAGAACTGTAAAACTAAATTTGATCCACAATATAATAAAGTTCAAAATGTTTGTTCTTTTACTTGTGCTATTGAATTAACTAATGAAAGAAATAAGATAGCTAAAAAGAAAGCATGGACCAGAGAAAAGAAGAAAAGAAAAGAAGCTTTAAAAACTAGGTCTGAATATCAAAATGAACTTCAAGTAATATTTAATAAATGGATTAGATTAAGAGATAAAGGACTTAATTGTATATCATGTAATAAACCAGCTAAAAAAGAAAATGCTGGACACTATAGAAGTGTTGGTGGTAATCCAGAATTAAGGTTTGAACCATTAAACAACAATCTACAATGTGAATATTGCAATACATACCTTCATGGAAACTTAATAGACTATAGAATTAATCTAATTAAAAAAATAGGTATTGAAAAAGTTGAATGGCTAGAAGGAAAACACGAGCCAAAGAAATATACTATTGACGAATTAAAAGGATTAAAAGTACTTTATCGGTTAAAAATTAAACAGTTAGAATAATTTTTATATATTTACAAAACTAAACTACAAATAATGAAAGTATATAATACAGAAGATTATAAAAATAAACCTTTGATATGTATGCAAAGAATTTATATTAAAAAAGCAATGAAGAAACATAACGGACATAAGACTAAAGCTGCTAAAGATTTAGGAATTACACCAAGAACATTATCAACTTATATTATACAACATTCAGTATGAAGACTTCAGTAAACATTGCTTCATTAGTCGAACGAAAAGAACAATTAATTAACACTATAAATTCCTTAGTAAACCAAGTTGATGCAGTTAATGTTTGCTTAAACAATTATTTAGAACCACCATTAGAACATCCTAAAGTAAATTATTTTTATTCAGATAATGTTTTTACTGATGCTGGTAAGTTTTTATTTGCTAGAGATTTTGAAGGTTATTATTTCACTTGTGATGATGATATTGAGTACAGTCCAACTTATATACAAGATACAATTAAAGAGATTGATAAATATGGAATAGTAACATATCATTCAAGGTCATTTTTAAAGTTTCCAATAGAATCATATTATAAAAGTCCAGCAATAAGAAACCAATGTTTAGGTAATTGTGATATTACAGAGCCATGTCAAATTGGAGGGTCGGGTGTAATGTCGTTTCATACAGATTATTTTAAACCACCTATGTCAATATTTAAAACTGGCTGCATGAGTGATATTTATGTAAGTATTTATGCTGATAGTTTAGGTAAAAAGATATGGAGTTTAAAACATAAAGAAGGATATTTTAAATATCAACAATTACCAATAGGAGCTACAATATATGAAGATAAAGTTTATGATTGTGAATTTGAAACGAGTATAGTAAATAAGTATTTTTTATAATTGAATTATAATATGTAAAGCTATGGATAATTGTAATTTAGAATACGGTGGAGGAAATGGAGAAGATAATATATTACTACTATTTTTTATAATAGGAGGAATAATCTTATATATTTTGTGTTAGCAAATTCGTTTTAATATTTGCTAACGGCTTGAATAAATTGGCGTTTTAATGCAATTTATTTTGTGTTAGGCGCAGTTAAATTATAGAAAATATGAATTATAAAGAAAGACAAATTGATTATTTAGAAACAGTAGCGGAAGAAATAACTCTAATGATGGGGTTAAGAACCGAGGTAGTAAATGAAGCTATTGAAGTAGACACTATTGCAGGAAAAATGAAATTCAAAGCAGGGTTTGGCGAATTAATGCAAGACGTTTACCGCTTCATTTACTGCTATGGCACAAGGCTACACAATTACGGAATAGAGCAGCGTATTAATTGCGCCTAACACCAAACTAAGAACCGTTTTTAAATGGTTTTTAGTGGCTGTTATCAATTTATTATGGATAAACAAAATTTTAATTAATTTATTTGTCTATTTTTGTATTTCACTATATTAAGCAATATAGAACTCAATTTTATGAAGATACCATTTACTAATTTACAAATAGGTACTAGAAGTGTTGAAAATGTTAGAGCTTTAGCAGCTTCAGCATGGGAAACATTAGGGAGCAATTCTACTAAATCTGGTGTTACAATAAATCAAGAAAATTCTTTAGCAATTCCAGCAGTATATGCAGCAGTAAAAGTAATTACAGAAGCTTTTTCTACTTTACCTATGCACATAATGAAGGATGATGGTGTAAATAAAATTAAAGATAAAAAACACCCAGTTTATAAATTATTCAATAGAGAGCCAAATAGTTTAATGACTATTAGTACCTTTTGGAAATTATGTATGCCAGATATTTTACTTTGGGGAAACTCTTATTCTATTATTGAATTTGCTGCTGGTACATTTAGACCTATTGCAGTAATGCCAGTACACCCTTCTAAAGTAGAAGTAGAAATAAAAGATGGTGTTTTATGGTACACTTTTAAACTAGATAAAACTGTTTTAACTTTGGATCAATCAAACGTGCTTCATTTTAGAGGTATGGGTAATAATGTAATGGGTAAAAGTGTTATTGATTATGCTAGAAATAATTTAGGTTTAGGTGCTGCTGCTGAAGAATTTGGTAGTAGATTTTTTGGTAATGGTGCTAGTATGACTGGAATTTTACAAAGTGATAATTCTTTAAGTGATAAAGCTTTTAATAATTTGAAAGCATCATTTAATGATTTACATGGTGGTATAGCAAATGCAAACAAGCCATTAATATTAGAAGAAGGATTAAAATATACACCTACATCTATTCCACCAGATTCAGCACAATTTTTAGAAACTAGAAGATTTAGTGTAGAAGATGTTTCGAGGTGGTTTAATATTCCAGCAGATAAGATAGGTGATTTAAGTAGGGCTACATTTAGCAACTTGGAACAACAGAATCAAAACTTTATTACAAATACATTAATGCCTTATGTAATTAACATAGAAAGCGAATGTAGTAGAAAGCTATTAAGAGAAACTGAAAAAGATAGTACTTACTTTAAAATGAATTTAAACGGTTTATTAAGAGGTGATATAAAAACTAGAACTGAAAGCTATAGAACTTTGTTTAATATCGGTGCAATGACTGTAAACGAAATTAGAAGCTTTGAAGAAATGAATCCAGTAGAAGGTGGTGAAAGTCGTTATGTACCTATGAATCTAGGAAAGGTAGATGAAGATGGAAACAACCAACCGTTAAGCGAATCAACAGAAACAATTAAAATAGAAGAAGATGAAGAAGATAATAAATAATATAGAAGCTAATATAAGAGCTTTTGGAGAAGATATAGAAGAAACTAGAACTGTTACATTTATAGCTTCTACAAGTTCAGTAGATAGACATGGTACAGTATTGAACCAAGAAAACTGGGATTTAAAGAACTTTAATAATAACCCTATTATAGGTTATCAGCACAATGTTTATGGAAGTGGTGAAGCACCTAATCCAGACGACCAATTAGGAAGTGCTAGAGCTTATTTTGAAACAGTTAAAAAAGCTAGTGGTGATGAACAACAGCTTTTAGTTGATATTGCTTTTGAACCTAAAGAAATTAATCCATTAGCAGAAAAGATATTTAGAAAAGTATTACATGGTTCATTAAGGGCTGTTAGTGTTGGATTTGTTCCTTTAGCAGATACTAATGGAGGTTATGGAGAAAGTAGAGAAGGTAATTTCCACTATTTCGGGCAAGAACTTTTAGAAGTAAGTGTAGTTAATATACCATCTAATCCTGATGCTTTAAAAAGAAGCTTATTAGATTTAGTTGGTCCTACTAAAGAAGATATAATTGAATTTGATAAAGTAGAAGAAAAAAACTTTTGTAATATTCAAGAAAAAGAATTACTTTTGATAAATAAGAAATAAGAGTAAACTTATTAAAATCACGTTATGAAGTCATAATGTACTAATTTTTATATTAATGGGGTAAAGTTGCCCTACACAAAAACAAGAAAATGGAATACAACATTAAAGCAGACTTGGAAAAAGCTGCAAAACACGCTGAAGATGCTAGAGCATTAGTAGATGTTGCTAAATCAGAAGCTAGAGAATTATCTAGTGAAGAAAATAAGCAATTTGATACTTTAATGGAAGCACATCAAAAAGCTGAAAATTCTGCAAATCAAAAGAAAAGATTAAATGAAGCTTTTAGTTCTAAAATAGAATCTATTGAAAAGAAAGCAGATGCTTCTGGAATTTCAGTAGACGAAGTTAAGGCTAATAAAGATATGGCTGAACAAGTTTTAAAATCTTATTTAATTAGAGGTTTTAACGGTTTAAGTCAAAAAGAAGCTGAATTTTATACTAGAGCACAATCTACAACTACTAACTCTGAAGGTGGTTATACAGTAGATGAAACAATGGGTGGTAAGATTATCGAAGCAATGAAAAACTTTGGCGGTATGCGTTCAGTTTGTGATATTCAAACAACTTCAAAAGGCGAGCAAATTAACTGGCCTACAAATAATGATACAACAAATGTTGGTCGATGGTTGGCTGAAAATTCTGCTGCAACAAATACAGATTTAACATTTGGAACTACTGCTATTAACGCATGGACTGCTTCATCTGATTATATTCCAGTATCAGCACAATTATTACAAGATTCTTCTTTTAATATTGAGCAATTTATTGTTAATGCTTTATCAAGAAGATTAGGTAGATTATCAAATACTGGATATACTAGCGGGGACGGATCAAGCAAACCTACAGGAATCATTAATACTTCTTTAGTTGGTAAAGCTGCTGCCGCTATTACTGCAACTACTTTTAATGAACTTTTAGATTTAAAGCATTCAGTAGATAGAGATTATAGAACTAATGGTACTTGGATGTTTAACGATAACACTTTGTTAGCACTTAAAAAATTATCTTTAAGTTCTGCTAACCAGTCATTATGGCAACCTGGAGTTGTTGGTGGAGCACCTTCTTTAATAGATGGACAAATGTACACTGTAAATAACGATATGCCAGATATGGCTGCTGGAACTCACCCGATCATTTATGGTGATATGAAACAGTATTTAATTAGAGATGCACAAGGTATTAATATTAGACGTTCTGAACACGTTAATTTCTTGAAAAATCAAATTACTTTCTTAGGTGAACTTAGAACAGATGGTAAGTTGTTAGATACTGCTGCTGTTAAGCACATGAGAATGTCAAATTCTTAATTTGTAGTTTAGTTTTAAATTAAGTTAATTCGGAAGGGCTGCTGCAATATGTAGCAGCCCTTTTTAAATTTATAAGATATGGAAGTACAATTTTTAGAAGTAATGGCTGGTAAAGATGTTGTTTATGAAGTAGGACAAATAGTAGATTTACCAAAGTACCAAGCAATAAGATTTATAGAACATGGAATATGTATTTTACCAATAGAAGAAGAATCTTTTGTAGAGGTAAAAAAAGCAATATTAGAACCAAGTAAAGTTAAGAAACGTAAAGCTAAAAAATAATGTCTAGTTATCAAATCACAGTACAACCAGCAACAGAACCTATTACAACTGCTGAAGCAAAAACTCATTTAAGGGTAGATTTTAGTGATGAAGATGATTATATAGATACTTTAATTACTACAGCTAGAAAGTATTGTGAAAGCTATACAAATAAAGTTTTTATTACTCAAACATGGAGACAAAATTTAGATATTTTTCCAGATGTTTTTAAGCTTAAAGTGAATCCAGTTATTAGCTTAACAAGTATTAAGTATTATGATACTAATGAAGTTCAACAAACTATTACTGATAGTTCTGATAATTATCAATTAGATAATTTAAGTGATGTTGCTAAAGTACATGATGGATTAGTTAATGCTTTCCCTGCTATTGGATCAACAATAAACCCTATAGAAGTAATTACTGTTTGTGGATATGGTGCTGCTTCAGATGTTCCAGATGATATAAAACACGCTATTAAATTAATGGTAGCTCATTTATATGAGAATAGAGAAATGGTAAATGTAGTAGTAGGTGGTTTAGCTATGCAAATTGAAATGCCTAATGTAGTAAAGAATTTATTAGCACCTTATAGAGTTTTAACTTTTGGATAAAAAAATATTAATATTATTACCTATTTGGGGTCGTGAATCTATTGTAAAGATTTGTTTTGATAACTTAAAAGAGTTGCAAAAGGATTTTAATATAGAAGTTCTTTGTGTAGTATCTGAACAATGGGCTAAACTATTAGCTTTTGAATATGGCTTTAAGTATATAGAGGCTTCTAATGAATGTTTAGGAACTAAAATGAATATAGGTGTAGAAGAAAGTTTAAAGTATCAATATGACTATCTAATGAACTTAGGAAGTGATGATATAATAACTAAAGAACTGTTTGAAATATATGAGCCACTATTTAAAGAAAATTATCCTTTCTTTGGTGGTACTAGAGTAACTTTTATAGATAGTGAAAGTAAAAGGTTAAAGACTTGTGATTATCAAGCTATGATAGGTGCTGGTAGATGTATTAGAAGGGATGAATTAATAGCTGTTTTAGATATACAGCCGATGTATGGCAAGATACAAAAAGGATTAGATTTTAATAGTATGTCTAAATTTAGATGTGCTATGAAGGAAATACAGAATCCATTTAGAACCATCTATGATATTAAAAGTGATATTAATATATGGGGTTATGATAATCTAGGTGGTGATGAACTAGAATTTGAAAAAGGAATAGAAGGATTAACAACTAAACAAATTGACAATATTTTAGAGCTATGAAGGGTGGTGTATTAGATAGAAGAATTATAGTGCAAAGTAAATCAGAAGTAGTAGCTACTAATGGACAAAGAACTTTAACATGGTCAACTTTTTTAACTATTTGGAGCAATCCAGTAGTAAAAGATGGTGTAGAAAAAGAAGATAATAAAAACCGTTCTACTTCAAGAATGGTTAATTTTAGAACAAGATATAATAGTACTATTACAAATGAAATGAGAATTTTATGGAATAATCAGTATTACAAGATAGAAGATATAAAAGAGTTGGGAAGGCAAGATGGATTAATGATTAATACAAGTTTATTAACTCAAACATAAGATGGCTAAAGATGGTTTAAATATAGATGTTTCAGATTTAAAAAAAATGGATAAAGCCTTATCTAATTTAGCTATAACAAGCCAATCAAAAGCTTCTAGGATAGTTGATAGTTCATTGACTAAAGCTGCTGCTGACACTAGAAAAAAAGTTAAGAAAGCAGCACCTAAAAGCACTGGTCAATTAAGAAGGTCGATTAAAAGCGGTCTTAGAAAGAAGGTTAATGTTCCTAGAGATGTTTTTTTGGCTGGGGTGTGGTTTCAGCAGGGTAAAAGCCTCGGAAATGCTGATGGATACTATGCTAGGTGGGTGTTAAAAACTCATAAAGCTAATGCTTCTGGACATACTGGTGGGGATGATTTTTTAACTCCAGCATTAAAAGCGTCTAGGGCTGGTTTTATAAGTGTAATAGATAAACAGTTAAGCAGAAAAATAGTCGAAGGTTTTAGAATACCTGAAGAAATGCCTAAAGAGGGGGTTTTATAATTAATAAATAATGTATAATGGCAAAAGGTATAGGTGATGTAATATATAGTTTACTAAGTAATTCTACTGATGTTACTGATATAGTTAGTACTAGAATTTATCCATTTCTAGCTATAGAAGATGTGGTTTATCCTTATTTAGTTTACACTATTGAAAATGTTGATCCAACCGTAAGTAATTGTGGTGCTTCTCAATTAGATAAAGTAACTTTTAATTTAGAGATATATACAGAAACTTTAGGACAATTAGAAGATTTAGGTAATAAAGTTAGAGCTGCTTTAGATAGATATAAAGGAACAACAGAAACTATAGATGTTCAAATAATAGCGTATCAAAATGAAGATTATGGTTATGCTGATGAAGATAGGGTTTACTTAAAAATACAATCTTACTTAACACGAATTATTAAATAATAAATAAATATATGGAATTAATACTATTAAAAGATTATAAACCACATTCAAGGCTTTTAAAAGCTGGAACACCTATAGGTGTAACTAATTCAGTAGGTTTAGAACTTATAAAAAAAGGAATTGCTAGAGATGTAACTAAAGAATATCTAGCAGATATTATAAAGAAAAGAGAAGAAGATGCTAATCCAATTCAAGAAGTAGAACCTTCAGAAGAAGAAGTAGCAAAAAAAGAAATAAAAAAAGAAAAAAAATAACTAATTTTACAATAACAAGAAGTATTAAGTAATACTTTACAAAAATTTAAAAAATGGCAACAACTGGAATAATAAATGGTACTGACTTCAATATATATGTAGCAGGAACTAAAGTGGCTTGTGCTACAAGTGGAAGTGTATCACTATCAATGAGTAATAGAGATGCGACTTGTAAAGATAGTGCTGGATGGAGCGAAAGCTTAGAAGGATTAATGGAATGGTCAATAGAAGGAGAAGGTTTATTTGCCTTAGATTCTTCTTATGGTTATGTAGATTTAAAAACTGTTTTAACTACTAGAGATGCAGTAACTATCAGATTTAGTACTGAAGTAACTGGTGATGAATATCATGAAGGAACTGCTTTTTTAGTTGATTTATCTGCTGATAGTGCAACTGAGGAATCTATGACTTATAGCTATTCTTTTACTGGAACTGGTCCATTAAATTTAAAAGCTTTAACATAAGCAATAACTTAATAATTAATTAAAACTAAACTACAATTATGACTATTAAAATAGGTGAAAAAGAATTTACATTAAAGTATAATAATAAAGCTTTATTTAAAATTGAAAAAGAATTAGATTTATCAATAGTT